TTATTTTGATGGTGAAAATCACCATTCGTTTTTTGAAAATGATTATGATCCGGTTGTGAAGGTGTGGTATCTTGAATGACAGCATTCAATGTGGTGTCTTGTGCTTATGATGAATATAGAATATATGGCTCCGGCCGATTTAATTCCATACAGCAAGGTCATTGTTGGAGTTATGAAAGATATAAATAGTGGAACATTTAATCCTAAATTAAAAGTAAGTCGAAGGGAAATGGGTATATAAAAATAAGTTATAAATTATAAAGGAGGAGAATGTTATGGCAAAAAAAATTAAGTATTCAGAACCGGTGTCTTATTTTCCCAAGGAGATCAGAGACAAGATTTTAAACAAAACCGAAAAGTCTCCGGCTAAAAAGAAAAAGCCTACCACTAAAAAGAAATAAGTGGTATACTTACACAAAGGCGTTGACATCAACAACAAACGCAGGGGGTTAATGCCTTCTGCGTTTTTGTGGTTAAGTTAAGAAGAAATAATTATGGGACGTGGTATAAGTGGCTTAAATAAGAGCAAATCAGGTGGAGCAGGCAAGGCACAAAAAGAAGAAAAGGGGATGATTCTATGCCAAAAAAACCAACAGGAAATCCAAATGGCAGACCGAAAAAGGAGATAAATGTCAAACAATTCGAGAAGTTGTGCGGCATGCAATGCTCAGAGGAAGAGATTGCTGATTTTTTCGATTGCTCTCCTGATACAATCAGCAGATGGTGTGAACGCACATTTAGCAAAGGTTTTGCGGAAGTTTTCAAGCAAAAAAGGGCAAAAGGCAAAGTCAGCTTACGTGCATCGGGTTTTAGAATGGCTCAGAGCAATCCGTCTGTGCATATTTTCTATGCAAAGAACTTCCTGGGAATGACCGACAAGGTAGAACAGACTGTGATGGAAGTCGAAGATTTATCAAGTTTAGCTGAGATGCTTAGAGATGATGCTCCGGCTGAAAGTGAGGGTGAAAATGCCAACAGTAACCCGGCAGACAATTGATTGGAAACCATTTTCAAAAAAGCATAAGGATTATATCAAGAATGCGCTCTCGAACAAAATGAATGTTGCCGAGGGCGCTATTCGTAGTGGTAAGACCATTGACCATTGCATTATCGCGGCTATGTATCTCGAGGAATGCCCTGACAAGATCCATCTTGCGTCTGGGTCCACACTCGGTAATGCCAAGCTGAACATCGGTGTTTGTAATGGGTTCGGGCTTGAGAACCTATTTCGTGGCCGGTGCAAATGGGGTAAATATAAGGACAACGAGGCTCTTTATGTAAACACGCAGACGGGGCAGAAGGTGGTCATTTTCACGGGCGCATCCAAGGCCGATGCCTACAAGCGAATTCTGGGTAACTCGTACGGCTTGTGGATCGCTACGGAGATTAACGAGCACTACGATTGCGATGACTCGAGGACATCGTTTATAAAGGTTGCGTTCGGCCGTCAGGTGGCTGCCACATGGCCACTTGTGCTGTGGGATTTAAACCCGTGCAATCCGGCAAACAGAATTTACAAAGAATACATTGATTTGTATAAAGAGCAGTATGTCGGTGGCTATCAGTACGAGCATTTTACGATTCACGATAATCTGAGTATCTCCGAGGAGCGTAAGCGCGAGATTGAGTCGCAGTATGTCAAAGGCTCCATTTGGTATAGGCGTGATATCCTGGGTGAGCGCTGCATTGCTGAGGGATTGGTGTATCCGATGTGGGAAGAGGCCCTTGCTGATCCTCCGGCAGATGAGATCCCGTCAGATTATTGCGTGTCCATGGATTATGGAACGATGAATGCATTTGCAGCATTGTTATGGGCAAAATATGGCAATGTGTGGTATGCTGTCCGTGAATACTACTATTCAGGGCGTACAGAGCAAAGGCAAAAGACCGATGAAGATTACGGCAAAGATATTGACACTTGGCTTGCCGATATCGTTCCACAGGGCGGTGGTAAGCTGTCAACGATCATTGATCCGTCAGCAGCATCCTTTATTGCTCTGCTTAGAAAGAGAAATGATAGATACAAGGTTTTGCCTGCTGATAATGCCGTTGCTGATGGAATCCGAGAGACAGCGAATGCCATGGAAAACGGCTTTATCAAGATAAGCCCGAGGCTGAAAGCGTGGAAAAGCGAAGCCGAGGCTTATATCTGGGATGATAAATGCGTTGATGATAGACCTGTTAAAGAAAACGATCATATCATGGATGCCATGCGTTATTTCGTAAGAACGAAGCGTGTTGTTCCGAAAGTTCTCAAGAGGGATAACACGATCAATAAGAGCATATTCATGAAATGGGAGGGCAAATAATGCGTACCTACGAAGAGTTACTTGAGATGCAGGACGATGACAGCAGGCGGCTTGCGTTTGTTTTGAGCGCAATTAGCGAGCATAAGTCATCTAAGCTGTATAAAGAGGCTGATATCGCTTACGATTATTTTAGGCGACACAACCGCACTATCACAGAGTATCAGAAGCTGTTATACACGCTGTCCGGTGAAGCGGTCCCTGACAACTTCTCAGCCAATTATAAGTTCTGCAATTCGTTTTTCAGAACGTTCATTCTACAGGAAACCGGTTATCTCTTAGGAAATGGTGTTACATTCCAGGATGACAGCACGAAGGACAAGATCGGTGGCGCTGATTTCGATGGTCAGCTTGTGTTGGCCGCAAAGGGAGCGCTCTGGGGCGGTGTTTCATTCGGCTTTTTTAACCTCGACCACATCGATGTGTTCACCGTGCGTGAGTTCGTACCTTTATTCGGTGAAGAGGACGGGGCCTTGCATGCAGGGATCCGTTTTTGGCAGATAGACAGCACGAAACCGCTTAGGGCTACTCTTTACGAAGAGGACGGATACACCGACTACATGTGGCGCGAGGAAAAGAACGAGCAGAAAGGCTTTATCTTGCATCCCAAGAGACCGTATGTTCAAATCGTGTCGAATTCGCCTGCTGACGGTGAGGAAATTCTTGACGGGCAGAATTATCCCGGCTTTCCTATTGTGCCGTTATGGGGCAATTCCGAGCATGAGAGCGAGCTTACGGGACTCCGTGAGAGGATAGACGGATATGACCTTATTTCGTCATCCCTTGCCAATACGATCGATGAGGCCAGCTTGATATACTGGACGATCAGCAACAGTGGAGGCATGGATGATGTCGATCTTGCCAAGTTCGTTGAGCGTATGAAAGTTGTGAAGGCAGCAGTCGTGGACGATGCCAGCGCTCATGCTGAGGCGCACACGCTTAGTGTGCCGTATCAGGCGCATCAGACTGCACTTGCGCTTTTGAGGGATGGCTTATACCAGGATGCAATGGCACTTGATACCGAGAAGATATCTGCCGGGAACATCACGGCCACAGCCATCCATGCGAGCTATGCGAACCTTGACCTTAAGTGCGATGATTTCGAGACACAGGTTACGAAATTTATAAAGGCGATCTTAGAGCTTGCAGGGATCGATGATGATCCGACATACAAGCGCAACAGACTCGTGAATATTGGTGAAGAGACACAGATGATCTTGTATGCTGCTCAGTACCTTGATCCCGAGACGATCCTCAATCACTTGCCGTTCTTATCACCCGATGAGATCGAGGATATCCTGGATAAGCTCCAGGAGGCCGAGGCCGAGAGATATGCCGAAGAGGGTGCCGAGGGCATGGAAGAGGCCGAGGGGGCAGGGGAGTCGTCAGAGCAGGGGGCAACCATGGACGAGTATGGCACACAGATCAATGCTATTCTTGACGAGTTGACCGGTGGCAGTGAAGAGGATCAAATAGTTAATGGCGCCAAGGCACAGTACAGCGAGGACGTTGTGAAGATGCTGGAGGAGTTACTTGTGGAACTGGGAGGTGACGAGGAATGAGTAATGTGAATTATGATCCAGTGAAAGCGCATGAGTATTATGAGAAGCATAAAAAGCTAAAAGGCAAGCGATCAACCAAGGGATTTTCTGAGACTCAGAAAGAGCAGTGGTCTTATGCTAAAGAGCAGTTAAAACAGGAGCATAAGGCCAATAATGAGGCCATTGCTGAGAATAAAAAAGAGCGATTAGAGGCTATCTCTGAGGAAGTAAGCGACAAAAAAGAGGCTTTAACCGATGAGGCGCAGAGCAAGATTGAAACCTTGCGCGAGCAGTTGAAAAATATGCCCAAGGAACAGAAAAAGGCTATGCGCGCAAAGATTCAGGATGCGATCGGCAAGATCAAAAACACGCTTAAGACCGAAAAGGGTGCATTAGGCGCGGCCGGTGCGCAGGCTAAGGAGCTTACCAAAGCCGATGCAAGCGCCGCCAAGGAAGCTGAAAAGGCGAGCTATGAGCAGAAATTGGATGCAGCGCACTCACACATTAAGGGTGGGGGTAAATAATGGCTGACGAGGCGAGAGAATGGACAGACGAAGAGCTTGAGGAGATCGAGGAAGAGCTTGACCGCATCTATCGTGATTCTCAGGCGAGCATTACAGCCGAGTGGGACGCTTACATGGCAAGAAGCGCCACGCGGCTTCGTGTGCTGTGGTTCGCTTATCAGAATGCGCCTGATGATGAGAAGGAAAGCGCATTGAAAAAGTACCAAGATGCCGTGCAGAATCAGACGCTTAGGAATAAGCAGTATAAGAGGATGGCCGATGCCACAGCTTATAGGCTTGCGCATGTCAATCAGATTGCGGCTGATTATGTAAACGGCAAATTGCCGAGTATTTACGGGGTGAATTATAAACAGCTCACCGAGGACGTGTTGGCGCTTAATGTGCCGTCAATTACGAGCGCGTGGGAGGTACGATCCGAGGAAACGATGCGTAGGCTTGCCTTGGGCGAGGTTAGGTTGCCCACAAGGAAAATCGCTGAGGCCAAGGACGTGGCGTGGAATCTCAGACAGCTTAACTCGTCTGTTCTGCAGGGAGTTCTGCTGGGGGAGAGCATCCCTCAAATCAAGAAACGTCTGCTGCCGATCGTGGATAATAATGCCAAATCGGCAGTAAGAGCTGCGAGGACGATGGTTACGGCAGCAGAAAACGGTGGGCGCATGGATAGCTATCTTGACCTTGATAAAGAGGGAGTGGCGCTTGAGAAGGTATGGATTGCGACGCCTGACAAGAGGGTCCGTGAGTGGCACTTGGCCATGGATGGTCAGCAAAAGCCAATAGATAAGCCATTTGTGGATGGTAATGGTGAGGAGCTGATGTTCCCTGGGGACACATCCAAGGGGGCATCCGGTAGGACTATCTGGAACTGTCGGTGCAGTATGCGCTCACAGATAGTCGGATTTAAACGCGCAGACGGCTCTATATCGCGCATAAAGCCACACGAGCATGCAGGACTGCATCAGAGGCAAATAAGCGCCGAGAAGAGCCGTAGGGAAGAGCAAAAAAACAAGAGACAGAGGGGGTGATAATATGGCATCTTCTAAGAATATCCATGTGGAAATTAAAGACAACACAGAGCATTTTAAAGAACAGCTTGAGCAAAAAATGCCGAGCATTTTAAAAGCTATAGGGCAGACGGCAGAGGGATACGCGAAAGAGGATTGTCCGGTAGACACGGGCCTGCTGAGGAACTCGTTAACGTTTGCGCTTGCAGGTGAACAGCCCAATATCACCTCGTATTCCTCCGATTCTCCCGATGAAACCGGCACAGTGCAGACGGGGGAGTATTCGGGGTCTATGCCACAGGACGATAAAACCACTTTGCACTCGGTTTATATCGGCAGCAACGTGAAATATGCGCCTGCAAACGAGTTCCGAGATATCACACATGAGGTGGGAAAGGCACACTTTATCAGGGACTCAATTCAGGATCATAAATCGGAGTATAAGGACATAATTGAGGCTGCGATCAAGTCGATTCCTGGGGTAAATTAGTAAAATTTTTTCGTGTAATCGAAAAATTTTTAAAAAATTTCAAAAAATTTTTTGACCGGTTGGGATGCAATTTTTGTATACAATCGGTCATTTTTTGATTTTCTCGAATGTATGTTCGATAAAATCAGCACGAACAGTTGTTCGGTAGGTAAAAAAAGAAGTATATACAACTTGCGGTTTCTGTCGGTTTCTGTCGAAAACGGTGTGTAGGATAGATTTTTATCCTACACGCTTTTTTATGTCGCATATGTCGCTAAATGTCATCGACCTTTTATTTATTATTATTATTATTATATATATTTATTCTTTTTTGTGTGTAGGATTTTGTGTGAAAATAAAATATGTGTAAGAAAAAAAAGTTCTATAGGGAAAGTTTATTTTTAGGGGTAAATCGTTCACATCATTCACACATCCTACATCATCGATTTTTTGCTTGACGATTTTTTGTTAGTGTGGTATCTTTTCTCCCAAAGAGCGAAGAATTGCTCAGAAAAACTAATCTAATCCCGAGGCACTGGGACCGAAAGCAAAAGGAGATTATATCATGTTATCCAGAAAGATGCTTGCAGCAATGGACATTCCGGCAGAAAAGATTGACGAGATCATCTCGGCACATACTGAGACGGTTCAGGCGATCAAGGAAGAACGTGACAGCCTGAAGGCAGATGCGAATAAGCTGCCCGATGTGGAGGCTGAACTGAGCAAGGTGAAAACCGAGCTTGAGACTCTCAAAAGCGAGGGCTGGCAGGACAAGTATTCCAAGCTGAAATCCGAGTATGACGGTTACAAGACCGATGTGGAGACCAAGGCTGTTACAGCGACCAAGACTGCTGCATATCGCAAGTTGCTCAAGGATGCAGGGGTATCTGAAAAGCGCTTAGACGCAGTGATGAAGGTTACCAAGCTGGATGACATTAAGCTGGACAAGGACGGCGCTATCGAGGGAGCTGACAAGCTCACAGAAGGGATCAAGACCGAGTGGGCTGATTTCATCGCAACCGAGGGAGCAAAGGGTGCTGAGGTTTCAACACCGCCTGCGAACAACGGGGGCGAGGTACCCAAGATCAGTCGTGCAGCACAGTTGACCGCTCAGTATGCGGCGGAACATTACGGCTCAAAGAAGGAGGGCTAAATCATGGCATTTATCGGAGCTGGCACAAAGGGTGCCACATACGCGCCTGGGTATTTCCTGGCAAATAACGATGAGAATGTGATTCGTGAGACAAGACAGATTGCGCAGTCAGGCGCAGTCACCGTTGAGGATGGTTCAAAGTACGTTCCCATGGGATCTGCTTATCCGTCAAACGATGGCAACGCTGTCGGAATCACTTACGAGGATGTGGATGTAACTGTTGGCGATATGCCCGGTTCAGTAGTTACCGGTGGAGCAGTCGTTTACGAGGACAGACTTGCGATCACAGGCGCTGACTATGCCAGCGTATCTCTTAATGATCTTGTATCTCCCAAGGATCAGGGCTGGTATGAGAGTGATGGACAGACTACTCCTACATACACACTTTCAACAGCCACAAAAGTTGATACATCTAAGACCTACTACTCAAAGTCTGGTGATATATATTCAGCAGTATCTGACTATGCAGCAGTTCTGAACCCTAAAGCCGAAGGATGGTACGAGCAATCAGGCTCTGCAGGATCCTACGTTTATACGCTGTCTACCGATACCGAGGGCAACAGCTCCAAGACATATTGTGTAAAGAGCGATGTTCGTCTTGCGTCTGCCGCAAAGACAGCGCTTGCAGCACTGGGATTCAAGTTTATTGCAACTGCTCCGGCAGTTACAAGACCTAATTGGGAGGTGTAAATCATGGCTAAATGGGAAGATAATATTTTCGGAAAAGTATCAAAGCAGGATTGGCTTGATGTTGGAACACAGGTTCCTACTCGCCAGAATGATCCCATCGACCGTCTTTTCGGTGATGAGAAGACAGATAACCTTGTTGCCATGTGGGAGTCGATCGCTGCGGAATACAGCATCCCTGTAATGGCTCAGTTCCACGGATTTGATACCGAGGCACAGAAGACATTCAGAGTTCCCATCGATACACACAACATCGAGAAGGGCCTTATCAAGGTTAAGATCAACCAGTCCGAGAGACTCCGTGCGCTTACTCGTGCAGGTGTTCAGGGTGATGAGAAGCTTTATGACTACGTTCTCCAGGACGGTATTCGTCTTGCTGACCAGGTTATCACTCGTACAAAGGTTGCTAAGAACGAGCTTCTTGCGACAGGTAAGGTAACCATCAAAGAGAATAACCTTGATCTTACGGTTGATTACGGTGTTCCTGCTGAGCAGACCGGTTACACGATTGATGTAACACAGGATGAGGATGTAGCAGCTCAGATTCAGGCTATCATCGATGAGGCAACAGATAAGGGCGTAACCATCAACGGTATGGTAACTTCCAAGAAGATCCTCACCAAGCTCCGTAACAACAAGTATCTCCAGACTGCTATCAAGGGTAATGTTGGGGCAGGCGCTCAGCTTTCAAGCGGAGAGCTTGAGAACTACTTCTCTGATGAGTTTGGAATTGATGAGATCATCACAAACGATCTGAGATATGGCTCATCTGCTGAGATTGATGAGAGCGGCAGACCTAAGATCGTGCAGAACAGATACTATCCCAAGGATAAGATCACATTCTTTGCATCAAATCCCGGTGGTAGACTTGGTGTAGGTCTTTGGGGTGATTCTCCCGAGGCAGATGCAAAGCCGTATCACGATGTGTCCGGTTCTCCCATATCACCTTATGTATATATCATGCAGTGGATGGAGACAGATCCGGCAGTTCTTTGGACAAAGGCATCATCTCTGTTTATGCCGGTGCTTTACAGCCCTGAGAGCTTATTCATCGCAGGAACAATTGACCTGGGGGCTTAAGCATGGGATATAGGGTTATAAAAGCATTTGCAGACTTGCAGGATGGTGGCCATCGGTATAAAGTAGGCGATGCATATCCCAGAGAGGGAGCGATAGTTCTGGAAAGGCGCTTGGAATCACTTCTGAGCGCCAATAACAGACAGAGAACTCCCTTGATTGCCGAGACCGAGGTTGAGGCCGAAGTTGTGGAGACTGAGCCGGTTGAAATAGCCGAGGAAGTACCTGAGACTGAGGTTGAGACAGAGGCCAAGGCAAAGCCCAAGCGGGGCAAGAAGAATAAGGAATCATAATTGAAAGGTGGCGCAGTATGTTAAGCGAGATTTGTGCGGAAATCAAGAATTACTTTACCTGGGAACAGGACAAGCACATTGGAGATTTCTCCATCTCTGGCGGGCAGATAGCGCCATCTTTTGATATTCCTACGGATTATATTCGCATTGTTGGCAGTCATCTGAATGATGGTGTTCATAAAAGGGGTGAAAATGGCTTTGGTTTGGCTGATGAGAGCGAGTTTCACGGTGCAGTGTGGGTTATGTCACCACCTGCTGATTTCATCGCTCTGGCGGCCGAAATAGAGGCATGGCAGACCAAGTATAGCGGTGTTGACAGCGTGGCTATGAGTCCTTTTCAGAGCGAGTCCTTTGGTGGCTATTCTTATTCCAAGGCCAGCGGTGGGTCCGGTAGCGCAGGTACATCAAGTGTACCTAATTGGCAGAGTGTTTTTGCATCAAGATTAAATATTTACCGGAGGATCCGTTTATGAGCTTATTGGAAGAGGCATATGAGGATTTCACAATCCTTAATAAAGCCGTAGTGGATGATGGCTATGGTGGGGTGACCACTAGCTGGACAGATGGCGCAAAGATAAAAGGAGCGATAGTATTCGATAGTAGTGCGCAGATGAAAACAGCGCAGGCTGCCGGTTACACTTCCGCCTATACACTTACCGTGCAAAAGCATATTGAGCTTGATTTCCATACGGTTCTCAGGCGAGAGAGAGATGGATTAATCTTTAGGCTGACGTCCAATTCCGATGATAAGAAGACACCTGAGAGCGCAACGTTAAATATGCGCCAATACAATGCAGAAGTTTGGAAATTATAAGAGAGGGCAGATATTATGAGTGATTTACCAAATCCCATAAATAGATACGAGAAATATTTGAATGCCATTGCGACGGGGAATTCCGATGATTTACCTACTCCCACAACCAGGGAGGAGGTTTTTTTGGATTATATCGCTAAAAATGGTGGCGGTGGAGGCGGCGGTGGAACAAATGATTACGATGATCTGCTGAATCAGCCGAAAATCAATGATGTGACATTAAAGGGCAACAAATCGTTGTCTGATCTTGGTATTGCATCCGCTTCAGCACTC